CACTTGTACCACCATAAGATACTGTACCACCTCTAGCTGCAATTATTTTATCATTAAAGATTGCAGACATTTGTATTCTTTCATTAGCTAATGCTACTTGAGGTACAATTGTTGAATTATATTTTGTAGTCCCATTAAGTCTTCTGTACCCACCTTCTGTAGATGGTTCAAAATTTATTAATTGTAATGCTTCTCCTGGTTGCATATCATAAACATCTTTGTTTAAGACAAGTCCACCACCACAAGTAGCATTAAAATTTTTTAATAAAGAAGTATCAGCCATATTATACTATTGATAACCTTGAGTTACCTTCTGCTGTTCTAGTATCTTTCATATATTCTGATCTAGAACCATAGTCAGTTTTTAATAAAAGTAATTTTCTTTGATAATCTCTGTTAGACATACTAGCATGATCTGGATCTGATCTTAACATATATGTATAATATTTAGATCTATCTACAATTAATGATCCAAATCTATCTGGTAATGACATAGCATCACTATGTGCTGATAAATCTGTATGAGTTGTGTAATACTCATAGCTAATTAAGTAATCATTTTTATCAGGTATTGGAGTTAATCCAAATGCACTGTAGTCTGGTTTTTTATAAATGTATTGTGGTACACCATAGTGACCACTATTATTTTGTGTATCTTGTTCTTTAAATCTTTGCATGTAATCATCATAAGATATGTATCTTAATTTTCTAGTAGTTACATCTGATCTTGATACTCTTACATAATCTACATCTAGGTTAGTAGCTGTAGTTGTATTATTAACAGTTATAAAAGTTGTTTGTGATGTTGCAGTAAATTGTACATCTAATATTGCACCTGCATTAAAATCAGTTACTGTTAATGTTGTGTTTAAATTTTGTGTTCCTTCTGCTGCTGTACCTACTTGTACTTTTAAAGCAGCACCTGTACCATTTGAATCTAATACTCTAACTTGTAAATTATAAGTTTTATTTACTATAGTTGATATAGATTGATATGCAGCATAATCATTTAATCTTAATCTTCCATTACCACCACTATTATAGGCTGCACTACCTGCACCTGCTATTGTAGTCCAACTATTAATATTAGATGTAAATTCACCATTAGTAATTAATTCATTTGGTTTTAAAAAAAACGACTCGAAGTCTACTCTACGCATATCCGTTGGAAATGCATATTCACCGTCACCAGTGAAAGTAGCCTGAGTCGTTGATGTGTGTAAAAGAGGTATCTCTACACTCTCGTTATAAATATCGTGAATAGATTTATTAACAAAATCTTTAACAGCAGTTTGAATACCTCTACTGCTAGAAAAATTAGATGAAGTCATTTCAACTTCATTTAATTCTCTAAGTACTCTGTTGGATAATACTAAGTAAGTTGTAGCCATTTACTAATTCTTTTTTTGTTTATTAATTAATTTCATAAATAAATTTATTTCTTTAACTGTTGTTTTAGGTCCTAATGCTTTTTTCATATTAGATCCTGAGTCATAAGCTTTTTTAAATTTATTATATTTTCGCATATCAAATACTTCTGATGCCATATTATTCCTCTGTTTTGTTATTGTCTTCAGCAAACTGTTCGCATCTAATTAATAATCTTTTGATACGAGATTCTGCTTCGTTTAATTGTCTCTTCAAATCATCAATCTGTTTTGTTAATGCAGATTTGTCAGATTTGTACTCAGATATTATCTCAAGAAGCTGATGTCTTTTTTGATATTTCATTGAGTAGTGAAGTTATCTGATCTAATTTATCAGATTGTTCTTCAACTTTATTTTCTAAATTTTGTAATCTTTTCCAACCACTTTCATTATTAGTATTACCAAGAATAACTTTTGATTGTCCAGATACTCCATATGTTTTCTTTGTTAAGTCGTATGTAGCCATTGTTTATCCTATTAGTTATGAAAGGGTTTTAATAAGGGGGATATAAATACCCCCCTTAAAATTAAACAGTATTAAACTGCTGAGTCTAATTGTGAATCTGTGTTGTTATCAGTTTCATTAATACCTGATATATCACACATTACAGCCCAAACTCTTATTTTACCAGCTGCTGCTCCTGCTCCAAGTACAAGTACATCTAAAGTATCAGCTGATGCTGCTATATGTCTAGCAGTTGCTGTTGCTGCAGAGTATCCTGTACCATTGCCATCACCATCAACATAAATGTCAACGTCACCACCTGTAATACCTAAGTCCATAGTAACTGAACTAGAAAGTGCAGTAAGCACTTCAATTCCAGCTTCCATAACTAAAGTTTCAGCAGGTATGTCAAGAACTCTAAGAACATCATTTTGTGCTGCTCCAGAATCTCCGTTGATTGTTGCTACGTTAATAGTGTTTTCTACTAAGTAAGGTGTTCTACCATTAGACGGGTGTCCAGTAGTTCCACCTACGCCTGTTACGTCATAAGTTGCCATATCTATCTATCTCCCTCTAAATTAACCTATTGTTATAACACCTGAGTATACTGCTTCAGTTCTTAGAATTTTTCTTCCAAAAACGTGCAGACCTCTAACGATGTCTGAAAATGAATCAGGGTCTCTGATAAGTTCTGTTTTCGCAATATGGTTTGCAGTAGCTACCGCTGACTGGTGACCATAAAGGAAAGCATGCTCATTAGAACCTGCTGATCCAAAAGTTTTATTTGCCGCTGATCCGCTTGATACAGCTATTGCATTAGTAGAGTACATTCTAAAACCAAATAAAGGTCTGTCTGTAATCATACCATTTCTCATAGCTGAAGCTGAACCATCGTTCATTACAGATTGATCCATAATTTTCGCACCTGCTTTTCTAATTTGTTGATAGAAAGCTGGTGGAGCTACGAACCATCTGTTTTCTTCTGGTACATCTGAACCGTCAAGAACTGTTTTAGCTGCTGACATAACATCTACCAAAGTATCTGCTGCTGCATCACCATCAATTGGTGAACCGTCAGTTCCTGTATTTCCAGCTGATGTAGACGCACCGTCATAGATCGCTTTTAATACATTAAAGTCGTAGTTCTTTTTAAGTGCATAAGCACCTGAAGAAGTTGCAAGAGCTTCAAAGTTTACATGTGATTGTCTTTCTTCGATGTCATCTACTTTAAACGCAAAGTACGAACCTTGGTCGACAGTCAATTGAATTTGATCGTCTGCAAGTGTTTCTGTGTTTACTGTTTGACCTCTAGCGTAGTCATTCACTGTAATTGAAGGCTCTTTGATTATGTTTACTGTGTCGCCAAAATTTTCAATTTCTCCAGCGTAATCAGTGTTTGTAATATCTTCTACAACTGATGCTCTTCTGAAAAACTTTTGAACCTTCTGACTATAAATTGCTGGAGCCCAATTACCTGAAGGTAAGTTTTGGTATCCCGCTGCTTTTCCCATTGTTGCCATAATGATTGCCTATTGTTTATAGTTGTTATTATTAAGGTTGGACTCTACCTTCTCTAATAGCTTCATCAATTTCGGCTTCGTACTTCGCAAACGTTCTTGGGTTCATCTTAGCAATCTCAGAGTTAGACCAGATTTTCTTTGTAGGAATCTCTGTCTCTGTAGCTTTAGTAGTTTTAGTAACAGCTTTAGCTGCTTCCTTTTTAATAGATGTTTCCTGTTTTTTATTCAACTTACTAGTACCATTGTCCATTTTATAAAGGTCAATAGCTCTTCCAGCTAACTGTGCATTAGATGTATTTTCATACAACCAACTTTGAATAACTGGATCTTGTTTACTAGCCCATTGATGAAATTCATCTTTTTGACGAATCTCACTAAAGTCAGGATGCATCTTTAACAATTCTACTTCAGCTTTTTCTTTGCTTATTTGTTCCTGTTGAGCTTGTAGATTTTGGTATTTATCCTCAATCTCCTTTGCTCTAGTATCAGCTTTTGTCATAGCTATGGTTTCAACCATATCATAAACATCAGGATACTCTTTTCTCCAAGCCTCAAGTTCATCTTTAGACTTAGGTGGAACAAACTCTTTAGTAGATGTTTCCAATTGCGTTCTTAAAGTTCTAACCTCATCTTTGTGCTTTGATAAAGTAGAATCATAGTGTTTTTTTAAATCGTCATAACGTTTCTTAAAAACACGATCTTCTGCATTTTCAGGGCGTTCAGTTGAAGGAGTAGCTTCGCCATCGGAGCTTGCAATTTCTTCAGATGTTTCTGTGTCCTTTTGAACGGTTGCTGTTTCTGCTTTCTCTTCATTAAACTTATTTAATTCACCTCTTGCGAATGCTTCAGTTTCTGCATCATCAACATCATCTCTTTGTTTTTGATACATTGCTTTGCCTTCAGGCTTTTTAAAAAGTTTAGTTTCTTGTTTAGCTTCTGTTTCTTTTGAAACTTCAGCTAAGTTTTTTTCTTCTTCCATTATTTTATCCTCATAGGTTGAGTGCCTTATGGATAAGGGTAGCTCACTTCCATAATTTGTGGGCTGAAATTATACTAGACCTTGATCTATTGCATCTGTATTAGTAGTGTCTGGCTCTTGAGCCATCATACCATTTGATGCTTGCATATTTTCAGGTGGCACATTTGTATTATCTGATTGTGACTCAGACAATTCTGTAACGAATCCTTGTACGGATTCTTGCTCGCTAGAACTTGGATATTTTCTAACTGCAAAATTCTTTACTACTGATACTGGTAATATAACATTTTCTTCTTGACTTGTAAATTGATCTATTACTTGACTAGCATCAGGTGAAATTTTTTTTAATATAGTTGCTAAACTTGGAGACAATACCATATCTAATTGTACTTTTTCTTCTTCAGATAAACCATTTAATTTTTCCATAACAGCAGGATCTTTAGGTTCTGGTCTTTGTGCCATAGCTGCTGGAGCTGCTGCTGGTGCTTTTTGTTCTTGTGGTTGAGATGGTGGTTTTAAGTTAGACATATCAGGAGCCTCTGGTATTTTACCAGTGCTATTCATTAATCCTGTTGTTGTTACTTCACCTTTTGGTCCTATTGCCATTATCTTATCTCCAATTATTTATTTTGATATCCAATCTAAATTTTTATATTTATCTTCGTTTAAATTCATAATGTATTGATTTACATTTTGTTCTACTAGTTTCATATTACCATGTCTAGTATATAATTTTTCTAAAGCTTTTTCAGCAGTATGTGTAATAATTACTTCTATACCTTTACCTTTTGCTAATTTTTTAACTGCTTC